GACTTTCAGCTCTTACCCATCTGTGTCTAAATCCTGTAGGCGCAGGTGGTGCATCTAAAGATGATGGTGGAGTCCAAACTTTTTTCTGAGTTGTTTTTTCTCTCGTTTGACTCGCACGCGAGGTCTTGTTTAGTTTATCATTTTCCATATGCTATACCTCCTTCGTGATTTTTAATTGTTTCGCATATTCTTCTAGTGGCACACCTAATTTTTTAGCGATTGCTACCTGAGAGGGCGTGAGTCTCACAGTCTTGCGACCAGTATTTGTACTTCGCTTCGCACTAGCTACTGTTTGTACGGGTTTGGTCGTTTCCCCTTTGCTAGTATTATTAGCAAATTTGTGGGGGAATTCAAGTCTTATTCTCTTATCTATTTCAGAATAATACTCATCAGATTGAGGGTCATAACCTTCTTGTTCTGTTAACTTTTTATGTAGATCAAACGCAGTATACGTCATAGCCGTATCTTGACCAAACCAAGTATTCTTAGCTGCCCATTGTTCAGCCTTTGGATCCGGTGTTGGTTCTATTGTTTGTTGTCTATTTAAGTTAATTTCAGGTTTAACCTCTTTAGCTTTTGTAGAATTAAACTCTTCTTGAGCTATTTTAGTCTCTTCGAGTTTAGCTTTTTTATACCCTAACTCAGAAATAGCAGTTAAAGCTTCTGACTCTGCCACTAAATCATTTGCTTCTCTAGCTGCTGCCAGTTTAGCCTGTGCTGCCTGGATTCCTGATGTAATGCTGTCTTCTGTAGACTTCAGGTATCCGGGTTCAAGCTTAGAGATTTTTTTCTCAGCTTCTTCTCTCAATTTAATTTGAGTTCTTGCATACTCAGCTGCTTCTTCTTTTTGTCTCTCCGCTTCTCTCCATTTATGAGTTAGTTTAGCAATTCTTCGCTGAACATCTTTACTATAATTTTCTAATTCTTTATCTTTCGATTCTTCTTCTTTCTTATCTTCTTTAGCTTCAACTTCTGTTGAAGTTTCTTCAGCAGCTGTTTCTACTTCTGGTTTTTCATTTTCAGTTTCTGGAGAATCATTTTCTAATTCTACATCAACCTCTGGACCAGATGTATCTATATCTACTGTTTTATTTTCTTCTACGTCAGGCATAGTTTATCTCCTTCTATGTTTTAATATTGATGAAGTATATCTTCAGGGTTGTCGATGGATGCTAAAACTTCATCATCATTTAGCAATCTTACTTCCCCACCATCTATCTGGATTCTTGATCCAGCATATCTTGCAAAAATTACCCAATCACCTTTTTTACACCAAGGTCCATCAGGATATCTTTCTTTGTCTTTATAACAATCAGGTCCTTGTGCTAACACAAGTCCACAAGTTGATCCAACTTGTTGTCGTTCTAAAGTTTCTTGTCCAAAATATAATCCACCTTTTGTTTTCTCAGGCATTTTAAATGGAAGAATTAACATTCTCCATCCAGTGGGTCTTGGTAATTTTGATGATTCTTTTGATTTTAAACGTTCGTAACCTTCAACTTCTTTTTTATTAGCATCTTGATTTTGTTTTTCGTATTTATCTAATAATGCAGATTTAGTCTTTGGGGTCTCCGAATCGGATGACGTTTGTGAGATCTTGTTCTCTTTCAGTATCATTTTTTTCCTCCTTAGGATTTAGCAGGCTTGATATTTCCTGTGATATTTTTAAATAGGCATGTGCCTGTCCCATCATATACTTATATTTTTCCATATTGTCAATACCACCACCAATCATGGCGTCTCCAATATTTTGGTAGTTTTCTTTTAAGTATTTCTGGATTTTATTTATTATAGTTAATTCTTCACTTAACATTTGCTATTTTACCTTTGTTATTACCTTTCTTGATTACATATTTCTGTGTGCCATTCGCACCTGTCTCTACCTCCTTACGAAGGTCTTTAAACAAACTTTGTTGTTTATTTTTTAGTTCTTTTTCTTTTAGAAAAGATTCTATTGTTTTTGAGTCTCTCATATATACTAGGTATAATATTATCAAACAAAAAGTCAAGTTTACCTAAAATAGAGTACATTATTCTATCAAACATTAGCAATTCCATTTTCTTAAAGATTTATTAATTCTAGAATTTGGATCTCTTGCAGTTTTAGCAGAAGTTAATCTCTTCTTCATCCCGGACATTCTAGCACAAAAAGACTTACGTCTTTTCGCAGCTTTAGATCCTGCTTTTAATTTTGATGGTTTAGTTGTAACTGCAGTTTTTAATTTTGATCCAGGATTAGCACGTCTATAAGATGCAACGCCTTTTTTGTTTAAACCACCGCTAGGTGATTTACCTTCTTTACGTTGCCATGCTGGTGATGCCATTTTTAACTTTGTGATCTTTTAATCGCTTTAGCAGTTGGTGCACCTTTACTTCCAGGTTTTCTCATTTTCTCACCACTACCTGCAGCTATTCTTTTTTTCTTTTGCTGGATATTATACCAAAGACCTTTCTTTGCAATTTTTCCAGATTTAGTTTTATGTGTTTTTTTCATTATGCTATCCCCAATGCCTTCATTCTTGCTGAAGGTTTTCTTTTTGCTACTTGTTTTTTCTTTTTCTTATTTTGTAGAAGTTCCATTAACTTCTTTTTGTCCATCTTTTGTTTCTGCATTATTTTTTACCAAAGTTTTTAACGTCAGATCTAACGTTTCCCCAACCAGTTAATTGTTCATGGTTTGAAGACATAGATCCACCATTTTTAACATTTTCTCTTTTCACTTCATTTATAGTAGTTTCTTTTTTTTGAAGTCTTTGAGGAATACCATCATCAAATTGAAATTTTTTCATTTTAGCTGGATTGGTAGCATCTTTAGATTTTCCTGGCATTATTTTTTCTCCTTTTTGTTTTTCTTAATAACACCTCTTGCCATTAAGATATCTTTTTTAGTTACTTTACCATCACCTGACATATCAGGGAATGATTTTTTCTTTTTTGTTTTCTTTTTCATCATATTTATTTCCTTTTAATTAAATCAGTTGCTTTTAATCCGTATACAGATGCTATGACACCTACAAAAATTGTTTGGTACCAAAATGGTAGCTGTGAAAAATATTCGAAGAACAATTGCATCTTTTCCATAGCTGCCGGGTCATCCGAAAACACTGCCCACGATAATAACGCAATTGGAGCCGAAAGTAAAATCAAAATAAATTCGTCTTTCCAGTCCGATTGCCTTGCTTCTAATAATTTACCTTGATATTCAGCTTCTCCGTTTGCCATTTTCTCTGCATGACGCATTTGTGCGTCTGCCATTAGCATTTTTGTCTTTTGACGGTTCTTAAAAATGTGAGAACCAGCTTGAACAGCTAATTTTATTGCACCAAACCACATTATTCGTTGCCACCTCTAAAAATTTTAACTTTTGGCATCATATTTTGTTGATTTTTCATCATTGAATCAACATTTGGAATAGTTTTTGATAAAATTGTCTTTTCAATTGATGTATCAGCTCTTAATTTTGCCAATTCTTCGTTCTGTTCTAGTTTTTCATCTTGATTTTGTTGATTCATCATTGCTTTCATCTTATCAAGATCCATTCTCTCCTTAGCTTCACGTTCTTTTCTATCATTTTCCATTGCTCTAAGGTCTAATTCTCTTGATCTTAGTTTTGCAATTGGATCATTATCGAATTGTGAAGTAATTTTCTTCTCTTCATTCATAAATTCTTCCATCATCTCAGCAATTAGTTGTGCTTTTCTTGCTTCAATCTTTTGTTGAATCTGCATTGCTTGCATTTGCATCTGTTGAGCCATCTGTGGATTCTGTTGCATCATCATTTGTATCTGTTGTAACTGTTGCATTTCATCTCTGTACTCTAATTCAACTTGTTCTTGAGCCATTAAACTAATATGTTCAAAAATATTTTTCTCTAATGACGCCATGACCATTGGATTGTTTCTTGCAATGTTAGTTGCCATAAAATTTAAGTGTGCAGTAATATGTGATCTGTGATCTTGACCTGGAAAAGCTTGAAACTGTCTGCCTCCTAATGCATCAATATGTTCTAATGCAGGATCTTTTGGCATTGGTTGCATAGGTTTAACTAAAACACTATCAATATTTTTTACACCTAAAGCTTCATACATATTTCTGTACGCTTGATACATGTTATGCATTTGTGGATTTGATGTTGCCAGTTGGAGTTCCGTTTGCGCAAGTGAAATACGCTGTGTTTGAGAAAATATGTTGGGGTCAGCAACTGGCAATATATCTACTCTATCATCAAAGTCAGATTGCATTATCATTCTTTGGCCCCCAACGACATCATACGGATATTGTTGTGGTAGATATAACTTGAATACTCTAGCCATAAGTTTGAATTCATTCTTTAAAGCTGAGTAAATTCTTTTGTGGATAGCTGACATTGTTCTGCTTCCTCTTTCAAGTAAAGCAACTGTAGTTCCAACTGCTGCTTGTTGATTACCATCACCAACTTGCATATCAGCAATTGATGCAAATCTTTGACCTGCTTGAACAACTACTCCCATTAATGCAAGAAGTGTTTGACTCGGTTCTTTAAACGGAAGCATCATAAATGAATCTCTTAAATTTCCACCTGGTGCATCTACATCTCTAAACTCTCCCGGTTGAATAGATTGTGCATCATCTCTAATTCTAATTCCTCTCATTTTAAAACCAGCTGGCAGATTAGATAACGTTCCCGCATCTAAGAGCTGTCTTAAAGCTGCGGTCGCTGTTCTAGACAGTCCACCAATCATGTGGATTAGACCGAAACCATAAAACCCTAAACCCGGTAAAAATTTAAAGTGTACAAAGTATTGTACTTTTTTCTTTGCAGGATCTCCTGCTTCGTAGTTTCTTCTAATAGATAAAATTTCTCTTGAACCTTCTTCAAGAGTTACAATGTATGGAAGTTTGATTCCTGACGGCTCACCAGTCTCGGGATTGACATCTTCAAAACCTTCAATGTCTAAATTCACGTGACACTCTAGAAGAGTATATAAATCATCATTCTTAGTTTTAGTTACTCCTTCTAATTCTCTTTCCTTTTTCTCAACATCCGATTCTTTATCTTGAGGTGCAGCTAAATCTATGTCTCTATAGAAACCTGCAACTTGTTGTTTTCTTAATTCGTTTTCAGAAATTTTTACTTTGTGGATGACTGCTTCCGCATCGTCTAATGAGGTAGCCGTATACGGAAC